CGGCGTCGGCAGGCACCGGGGGCTGAGAATTCGCGTCGAATCAATGGGTTCCAAGGGTCAACTCGCTCTCGGTGTTCAACTCTGAGCCAGGAGGCTGTCTAATGCGCGGGTATCCTTGCGAACGCGGATGACGCCCCACTCGGCGGGCGTGTTCATCGCGAGGCCGAACTCCGCGATGAGCTGTCCCGAGGCGATGACGCTCGGGGTGTTGAGTCCGGAGTTCCCGTCCGAGACGTCGATGACGAACGCCGTCTTCGGCGTCGTCGAGGCGAACGCCCCGTTCTTCATCTGCGTGTAGAGGAATGCGAACGCGGTCCGCGACACGCGCTGGCGGAGAGGCCGGGTGTTGTTCTTGTGGCGCACCCAATCGAGCCCGGTCTTCAGGCTCTTCTCGATGAAGATGACGCCGCGCCGCTGCGGGATGAACGGGAAGTCCCCGTCCGCCTTCAGCGTGTAGCAACCGTCGACGTAGAAGGGCTGCCCCGTGCCCGTCGTCAGCGGGTTGATCCGGTGCGGATAGACGAGGTCTCGCTTCGCCTCGTCGAGGCACTCGTCGGTCTCGAAGCCGACGACGCCCGCGAGGACGCCGGACTCCGTGCCCGCCGACGCCTCGTAGAGACCGCCCGGCGTCGCGGAATCATTCAACGCGAAGAGCCCCGCAATGAACCCGCTCGGGTCCATGATCACCGTGTCGGCGCCGCCGAAGTACGCCGTGGACGGGTTCAAGACCTGGATGCGCGGCCAGAAGATCGCGCCGAACTCACTGCGCCCCTCGAGCTGCGCGTCCTGGCTCACGTAGGTGACGATGTCCTCGGCGCTCATCCCGGCGGGCGTGGCGAGGATCGGGAACACGAGGCCCGAGCGATCGATCTCGCAGTAGTCGATCATCGCGTTGTGCACGCCCGACGTGGCGCGCCCCGGAACGAGGAGCGTCGCCAGGTCCTGCACGGTGTTCAGCGCCTGGAGGCCCGTCTTGCCCGTCGCGGAGCCGACGAAGTCGACGTCGGCGAGGCCGGTGAGTCCGTCGTCGCCTCCTGCGAGCGGCGCCGATTGAATCGCGAGCGTGCTGCCGGGCCCCGCGACGTGTTGATCGGTCGCGCGCACGAGGAGCGAGCCCGTCTTGGTGCTGTTGACGAGGGTCTCGATGTAGCGAGGTGAGGTCGGATCGAGGGAAACGTTCGTGAAGCGGTCGCGCGTAGTCCCGCTCTCGACCGTCAGCAGATCCACGCCGGGGCGCCCGGGCTGGGACACCATCCGAAAGGCGTTCGCGTAGCCGCCGGGATCGAGGCCGTCGATGCGGACGGCGTTCGGAATCGTGACGTCGGTCGCGCTGTGAACCGCGGGGTCGAACCCGAAGGTCGCGACCGTTGCGGGACGCACTTGGAGCGTCGCAGCCGGGTTCGCGGCGCGCAGCGTGAGGGCCGCGCCGTCGACGACCGTGGCCCCCGTAAGCCCCGCGGCGAGCGGCTTGACGTCGGCGACGCCGACGGAGGCGAGGTTGGGGACGTTGCCGCCCCCCGGCGCGCGCCCTTGCGGGAACCGGAACGCTGCCGCCGCGGTGCCGCCCGTGATCGCGATCCCGCTCGCCGTCCCCCGCGTGGCGCTCGTGATCCGCGGCGCGCCGTTCAGGAGGTCACACGTCGTACCGTGCAGTGCCGCGGCCAGTGCGGCGACGACCTCCTGCGCGGTCGCGGCGCCGATGTTGGCGAACCCCTTCGCCGCGAACGTCACCAGGAGGGGCGCCGCCGCCGCGTCGATCAAGACGTCGAGTGTCTGGCCGTCGGCGAGCGCGTAGGGTCCAACGCTGCCGGCCGCGACCCAGGCGGCGGAGCCGTGGAACGTGATGATCTGATCGGCCCCCCCGCCTACCGACAGCGCGAGCTCGTCGCCGTCGTTGAGAGCGTACGGCGCCGCGTTCGCGGCGACGACCGTGGCAGGCAGATGCTGGACCGCCGAGAGCCAGCCCGTCGCGGCGAGCCCCTTTGCCGTCGTCGGATCGGAGACGTCGTCGTAATGGACGGTGCGCACGACCCAGAGCGAGCCGTTGCCCCCGGCGTTCGTGAAGAAGCCCATCGCAGCCTGCGACAGGTCGGAGGTGGGCAGGATGCGGCCGAAGCGGTTCTGATAGTCGGGCAAGCCCGAGCACAGCGTCGCCTTGCCGACCGGCCCGCGCTCCGCGATCCCGACGGCGCCGCACACGGTCGTCGAGGCTCCAGCGATCCCGCGGACGCCGGAGTCCTCCTCCTGGACGACCATCTTGGACGAGAGCATCTGGTCGCTCATCGAAGGCCTCCCAGTGCGCGCAGCCGCCCGCGCGCGACCGCGCGGGCGACCTCGGGAACCGACAGCACGGCGCGCGCGACACGCAGCTCTTCGCCCTCGTCGAGCGAGAGGACCGCCGCGCGCGTGCGTCCAAGAGGCAGCGCGCGAAGGCACGCGCAGCGCCCAAGCGCCGAGCAGTAGACGGCGTGCGCGAGGACAAACGTCTTCCGCCCGTCGGTGATGTTCGCGAGAATCACGAGCCCTCCGACGTGGGGAGCACGAGGCCAATGCGGACCTGCACGCCCGTCGCGGACCGCGCGCGGCCGGTCGCGATGTGGTCGTCGATGGGGAAGCCGCGGATGACGAGTCCCCACTCGAAGGCGTGCCGGTCGTCCTTTCGTGCGCGGGAGTCGTCGACGCGCGGCGTGCGCGCTTCGCCCTCCGCGAAGAGCGGAAACCGGACGACGCCCGCCGTCGGGTCGCGCCCGTCGCGCTCGATCCCGAGGTACGGGTTCCGGTGAAAGAAGTTCACGAGCCCTGTGAAGAGGTTCAAGTGCTCGGCCGTCGTGTTCGTCACGACCTCAAGCACGAAGCGGAGATCGACGGCTGTGGGCGGCCGGAGAAGCTCGACCTCGGGACCTGACGCTCCGGCGACGACGCGCTCGCCCGTTTCGTTCGTCGCGTAGATGCGGTTCTCTCGGAGGTCGGGCCCGAGCAGCGTCAACGACGGCACCTTCGCGATCGGGATGATGCTCGTGATCTGCTCGCGGTAGTCGAGGGACACCGGCGTCGCGGCGTTGGCGATGACCTGAGACTTGAGGGCACGCAGCAGTGCGCGAACGAGTCGCGTGAGGTCGGATTCGACGGCGATGAGCGCGCGGAGGAACCGGAAGGAAGTGCTCGCGACTTCGCCAGCGATCGGCGCTCCGTCGCTGTCGAGGTTCTGGACCGACAGCGGCGCGTCGCCGGCCTCGCCTGCGGGGGCGCGCACATCGACGAGGACGCGCCCACCGCTCGGGACCACACCGATGACTTCCCCGGCCGCGGCGCCGAAGAGCACAGCCACCTGGGGCGCGATCCCCGTACCAGCGATGCGAACGAGCTCCCCGCCCGCGGCGCCGACGGCGGCCGGCGAGACGGACTCAATCGACGGCGTCATCGAAGCGGCGTTCCGAAGAGGTCACTGCCGAGGCGGCGCAGGAATCGCTCCCGGACTCCCTTGCGCCACTTGTCGAACGCGGGGCGAAGGAACGGGCGAGGCGGGATGTGGATGATCACCACGCCGTCGCCGCTGCCCGTTCCCTCTGCACCACCACCCGCTCCCTCCCCGAGCTCTCGGAAGAGCGCGAAGAGGAAGCGACGCATCGCCTCGGTGACCACGATGACGATCGGGCCGAACCCGAACTCGTTCATCTTCGCGATGTCAGCGAGGCTCTTGCCGTGAACGGTCTTGCGAGGCACTCCCACGAACGCCGCGAGGCCCCGGACCGTGACGGAGATCGCGTTGCGGAGATCGGCGCGACGGAGGAGGGCCTTATCACCCTCGAACCCATCCAGCCGCCGCGCGGCCAACGTCGTGGCCGCGAGTGGTCGGATAGGCTCCCCGCCGGGGGCTTGGTCCGTGAGGCCAGAGACGATCTCGGCCCGCAGGACTTCCGCCTCAACGCGAAGGGCCCGGTCGATGGATCGCTCCATCCCGCTGGCAGCTCGGTTGAGGAGCTGCGCGGCCCTTCGCCATTCGCCGATCTTTGCGACGCCCATCCGCTCAGGCCGACTTCGGGTCGGGCTTCGAGGGGTCGGCCTTCGGGTCGGCCTTCAGCGCGGCCGAGAGCGCGTCGAGCACGCGGGCGACCGCGTCCACGATCGCCTGGGCGCTCAGGCGCCAGAAGCGCTCGACCCACTCGATCGAGGGCTCGGGCTTCGGATCGACCGGCGTCGTGCCGGGCGCACCGTTCGAACCGTCCGTGGATCCGGGAGCCGTCCCCGGATCCGTCCCCGTCGCCGTGCCCGACGACCCGCCCGTCGACGTGGAGGGCGCCGAGCCCCCCGGCGCCGCCGCCCCTCCGGTGCTACCCGTGGAGCCGGAGCCAGCGCCCGTGCCCCCGGTGGCTCCGGTGCCCCCCGTGCTGCCCGTGGGCGCCGAGCTCCCGCCACCGCCCGTCGGTCCCGTCGCGCCCGCCCCGCCGGTCGATCCGGTGGGCGCCGGGCTCGGGGTTCCCGAGCTCCCGCCACCGCCCGACGTTCCGTTGGTATCCGCCATGTTCGTTCTCCTTCTCCAGCGGGAGCGCGCGTGGCTCCGGACCGCACCATGCGGACGCGGCGCGTGCGCGCTCCCCGAAGTCTTTTTCAGCGCCCCGTCACGGCGCGCCCCGCACGCTCGACGCGCGCGCTTCGAGCACGACGAGCAGCAGATTTCGGCGCGGCCTCAGAAGGCCGAAGCCGAAGCCGACCGGACGCGCCTCGGTCACGTAGAGGTCCGCCGTCTGAACGAGCTTCCCCTCGCGGTCGTAGAATCCGGTCATCCGGTCACCCGGACCGATGAGCGCGCGGCCCGTCGCCGCATCGACGAGGCCGAGCGCCTCGAGATCCCGGAAGTGCAGGACGACCTGCACGTGTGACGTGGGTTGGTTCCCTGCGCCGACCATGTGGAGCGCCTCGAAGCTCTCGGGCTCCACCTGGCAAGGAACCTTCACCGGAGGCAGCTCCCGGCGCGTGAGCGTGCCCACCGCGTCGGGGGCGTCGGCGAGGACGCGCGCCTCCCGAAAGTCGGGATCGACGTCCGCGGACGCGGCGGTCATCGCGCTCGCATCGACGCGGACGAACTCCGCGGTGCACACGAAGAGGAGGCGACCGCGCATCACGCCGCTCCAAGGCCGAGCGGCCGGCGGTAGCGAGCGAGGATCTCGTCCACCTCGGGCTCGCCCGTCAGTGAGGTCGAGGGGACGGGAGGCGCGAGCCGGTAGGATTGGTCGCGCGTCCGCTCCTCGATGAGCCGCGGGCGGCGCCAGTTGTCCTCGCGCGCCTCGACGTTGGCGACGCCGGGGGTCGACCGGAGCGCGAGGATCATCGTCGCTCGCCGGATCGCGAGCGGCGTGCGGCCCTCTGCGGTGCCGTCCGGCTCCGTGTAGCCGAAGGTCCCTTCGACCTCGACGTTCCCCTGTCCGCGTGGGAACGCGTATCCGAACCGCAGCGTGATGCGCGGCACGTCGAAGTCGGGCCGGATGGGCGCGCCCACGATCCAGACGAGCTCGGGCGTCAGCGGGATGTCGTACGCAGGCATCCAGAACCCGCCGCCGACGCGCACGTGGGTGAGCGCGATCGGCGGGAACGGCAGCTCGATCGTCGGCGTGGCCCGGCCCGACAGGCGAACGATGTCCTTGCGCGGCTCGAAGAACCACCCGGTGAGCCGATCGATCGTGCGCGAGGCTTCCTCGAGCGCCGCCCCGAGGCGCGCGTCGCTCGCGGTGTCGTCACCGACGCCCTCGGCACGCAGATCGGCGATGCTCGCGTACGACGTCACCGCCGCGCCTCGCCCCGGCGTCCGCGCGGACGCGGCGTCGTCTCGTCTCCGTCGACAGCGCGCACGCCGGGCAGATCGGCGGTGGTCACGACACCGGCGACGCGCCGAGGCTCAACGAGGGGAATCGCGTCGAGCGCCGTGCGGCGCGCGCCCGACAGCTCTCGCTCGCGCTTCTCGAGCGCTGCGGCTTCCGCCTCGGTGCACACGTCGAACGCGGGCGGCGAATACGGGTCGAACTCCTTCTGCCGAACGTCCCGGAGGTAGTCGCCGACCGCCTTGGGAACGCGCTCCCAGCCGCGCGCCACCAGGAAGTGGATGCCGGCGTACACGTAGCGGCGAAGGACAAACTTCCGCCGCGGGTCGTACGGCTTCAGCCGGACGAGCATCGTCTCCATCGCGGTTCTCCGGCGCCACGGATCGGGCGCGCTCTCACCAGGAACAAAGGGGTCCGCGCCGACGCGGCGGGGACAGGGCCAGCGCGATTAGGCGGCCTTGAGGTTCGAGACGCGTACGGTCCCGAGCTCGTCGGCCCACTTCACGTCGAACCGCAGGGTCGCGACCACGCGAAGAACGCCGGCCGAGACGTCCCGCCAGGTCTCGATGCGAACCTTCCGCCAGATGCCAACCTGCAGGTTCTTCGGGTTCGCGAGGACGATCGTCGTCCGGTCCCGCGGAATGGGCACAACCAGCGGGGCCCCAGCGCCACCCGCGTCGGCGGGCGCGGGCGGCGGCGTGGTCGGCGCGGGCAGGTTCTCGGGGAACAGCGGGATCGATCGGATCGGGATCCCCGAGTACATGACCGGCACGTCGGTCTCGAGCCACTTGTCGCCACCGATGGTCGCGCGCTCGGCGAGCGTGTTCCGATAGCCGAGCTCCGTGTCCACGCTCGTGAAGAACGAGAGCGTCTTCTTGACCCGCAGGTACTCGCTCGGGAGCGCTCGCACCGTGTCGAAGAGGATGTCCTTGGTGAGGTTGCTTCCTCCCGCGTCGACGACGTGGCTCACGGTCTGCACGAGCACACCATCGAGCTGCGCGAGGAACGGATCGGGCGACTGGAGATCGCCCATGATGAGCACCTCCTCCATGTCGCGCCCGATCGCCTCGGTGATCAGCTCCATGATCGTCTGCCGGAGCTCGCCCCGCTCAACCGAGTCCTCGAGCGTCTCGTCGGAGAGATCGATCTCCGCCTTGAACAGGCGCGCGTCGAGCTCGACGTACGAGAAGTCCGGCTTCACGCGATCCTGATCGGCGAGGCGCGTCCCCTCCTTCCCGGCGCGGAGCACGCGCTGGCCGAACTTGATCTTCGGCGTCTGCTGCCGGGGCGCCGCCATCGGGACGACGGTGGCCATTCCCATCAGCTCCGATTGCTTGATGAGCAGGCGCATGAACTTCTGCGCCTGCGCGGGCAGGAGATACCCGCCACCATCCTGCAGGTCGCGGATCGCCATGTCCGCTTTCTCGAGAATCGTTCGGTTGCTCGTGAAGCCCATGGTCCTCTCCGGAGCGCGCCTTTGTGGGGAGCGCGGTCAGTCGTCGTGAAACGAGACGGCCTTGTCGACGCTCGCGCGGTCGCGCGGGCGGTTCATGTCGATGGGCCAGCTCGCGTCCTCGGGTTCCGTTTTCGTCACGCGCTCGCCGAGCGGCTGGCTGTTCGGGACCCCCGCGCGCTTCTCGAGCGCCGAGAGGCGCGCGGCCTGCGCCTTCACCGAGGCGTCGAGGGACTTCATCGACTGCGAGACCTCGGCGAGCGTGCCCGCCAGGTCCGGCGGTGCCTGCGTCTCCGCGGTGATCGTAGGCGCCGCCGCCGGAGTCTTCGACTCGGCCGAGAGAGCCTGCGTGAGGCTCTCGATCTTGGTCAGCATCTCCTGAATGGAGGAGACGAGGCCCGCGATGCTGGCTTCCCCGCCGGGCTCCTCGTCTTCGTCGTTGTCGGGCTCGATCCCCGCCGCGGACGAGATCGCATCGGCCGCGGCGCGAATGCCCCCGGCGACCGAGGCGAGTTGGCTGCCGTCCTCGGGCGAATCGCTCAGGATCTCGACCGCCTGGGTGAGACTGTCGAGCGCCGCGAGCGCGATGCTGAGGGGCGTCTCGTCGTCGTCCGGAGTCTCGTCGTCGGGCGCGCCGAGAGCGGGCGCCCCGTCCTCATCCTTCTCGGCCTTCTTCTTCGGCGGCTTCTTTCCCGGGGGCTTGCCGGAAGGCTCGTCCTCGGACGCGGGCGCGTCCCCGGGCTCCTCTTCCTGCTCCTCCTCCTCTTCTTCGTCGCCCTCGTCGTCAGGGTCCTTCTTCGGAGGAAAGGCCTTGGAGGTCTTGCCGTCTTCGTCCTCCTCGTCCTCTTCCTCCTCGGGAGGATCCTTCGCCGCCGGGGGCTTCTTGCCCTTCTCGGTTTCGTCGACGGGCTTCTTGGGCGGCTTCTTTGTCTTCGGCGGCGGCTTCTTGCCCGCCCCGCCGGCGGCGGGCGCGCCGGCAGCGCCGGGCTTCGCGGGAGTCGTCTCTTCGGTCTTCTTCTTCGCCATCTCCGACTCCCTCTTCACCACGAGAAACCGTCGCTTGTTGGCTGCGCGATCGACCAGCGAGACTTCCTCGACAAGCATGTCGAGCAGGCGATGAACGCCCCCCTCGGAGGGCGCGGGCGGCGTGCTCTCCTCCGCGGTCGCGGGCGGGTCAGCGGCATCGCTCACGCCGCCGCCCCGGCCGGCGCGTCGGCGTCAGGCACGCGACGCGCCGAGCCTCCGATCGAGAACCCAGTGAGCTTGCCGTCCTTGACCTCGTCCCAGAGCGCGTCGGACAACACGTGGACCCCGAGCAGCCACGTCCCCTGCTTGACGCGCGTGCCCGCAACCGTGAGATCGGCCGGCGCGAGGTAGCTCTCGACGATCTTCACCGCGCCGTTCACGCGCATCTTGTGCATGAGCCCGACGTCTTGGAAGTCCTCCATGAACCGATGTGCGGCCGTGCGGATCTCCGCGGCGGAGTAGATGTCCTTCTGGGCATCCACCTCCTCGGGCTCGAGGACGATGCCGAGGACGAACCGCTCGTCGTCAGGCGCGGCGCCCTTGATGAGCGGGATCGTCTTCATGAACACGCGCGCATCCGAGTGGGCTGGCGTCTCGCTCGCGGGCTCGACTTGCTCCGCCCCCATCTCCTGGGTAGTGACGTCGTCGAGCACCGGCGCGGCGGGCGCCGGTTCCAGGTCCCCCCCCGGAACCACAACGGTCGTTCGCGCCGACGTCTCCTCTTCCTCGACGAGCTCCCAGCCGTCGAGTGCCAGCTCCTCGAGCCGCTTCTTCGCGACGTCGTAGTTCGACACGACGAGCTGCGTGAGGTACTTCGAGCCCCCTACGCCGCGCATCGTGCGGATCGTGCGCGGCGTGCGGATCCGCTGAATCGGGTAGCCCTCGGCCTTGAGGAGCTTTGGGAGCTTGCCGCGCACTCCGTAGGTGATGAGGAACTTGCCGCCGAGTCCTTTGACCAGCTTGAAGAAGCGGTCCTCGTCGAAGCCCTTCTCGCCGACGGCGACGTTGTAGCCAGCGTAGGGGGGATCCAGGAAGTGGAGCGAGTCCTTCCCATCGAACTTACGAACGACGGGTTCGTAGTCGCCGTTGAAGACGTGGACGCCCTTGAGGCGCGGCGCGAACTTCGCCACGCGCCCCGGCGTCCCCGCCTCGATCCCCGCCTGCGAGGGGCTGAAGCTCTTGCCGCGAAGCTTCCCGTACGCGAAGTGCGACAGGTAGAGGAACCGATGAAGCTTGGCGACGTCGCTCGTGGGGTTCTCGCCCTTGAGTCGCTTGAACGTCTCGGCGCTGCCCGTCCAGTCCATCTCCCGGAGCTTCGCGAGGTCGGCGTCGGAGAGCTTTTGCACGATCCGGTACGCTGAGGCGATCTCAGGGTCCGCGTCGTTGATCGCTTCGGTGGGGACCTGAGGCTTGGCGAAGAGAACGGCGCCGCTTCCCGCGAACGGCTCGGTGTACGCCTTGTGCACCGGGAGCATCGCGGCGAGGCGCTTGGCGAGGCGCTTCTTGCCCGCGGGCGAGCCCCACATCGTCTTCTCGACGAGATCGGGCGCGACCTCGGCGAGTAGCTCGCGCGCCTTCGCGACAGCGTGAACGAGCCGCTCATCCACGCGGCGTTCCCTCCACGGAGTCCTTCCCCCACTCCTTCGCCGTCCCGCCGTCGTTCAGGTCGCGCGGCCAGACGAAAGCGTCGCCTCGGGCCTCCGCCCGGGCGAGCTCGGCGCCGAGCGCCTCGATCTCGCGCGCGACGGCGAGGAGGTCTGCCGCCTTGGTGATCGACGCTAGGCGCCCTGAGATCGCCTCGATCTTCGCCTTGGCTCCGCTGGTCGTCTGGCTCACGGCGCGCTCCTCTCATCAGGAACAAACGCGGCGAGGTCCGGCGGGCGGGGACAGGCCCCCCTCCTTTTCGCACCCGGGCGGGAGCGTGCTGGCCGAAGGGCCCCGGGCCCGGCCCGACCGGGAACCCATAGGTAGGTGTTCAGAATGGCGACCCGCCGCGACCGTGCGGGGTGTGCGCCCCCAAGATCCGATACGAGTCCGGCGCGACGTCGGCCTACGGATCGCGGAGCTGCGCCAGAAGGCCGATCTCACCCAGGATGAACTCGCCGAGATCCTGGACCACTCGGTCAAGTACCAGCAGCGACTCGAGCGAGGGGACGAGAACCTGTCGCTCGAGAAGCTGACGGAGATCGCCAATGGCCTCGGCGCGCGCGTGATCGATCTTCACAAGAAGCCGCGGACGCGGCGGCCCAGGACGGCGGCGACAACGCGGCGCCGCCGGGCGGCTCCCAAGAAGGCTGGCTAGTACAGCGGCTCGCACTCCTCGGGCTCGGCGTACCACGCGCGTCCGCCGGCCGGGCTGCGCAGGCGCACGCCGCGCGCTCGGCTGAAGCCGACGACGAGCGCATGCTCGCCGTAGTGACGGACGATCTCGCCCGGGCTGAAAGTGGACCGGCGCGTAGTCGTCCGGGGAAAGGGAACCTGAAAGACATCGAACAAGCTCATCGTCGTTCTCCTCGTGGGACCAAGCCGTTGCGGAACGTGTGCCTGGCGGCACGTGCGCGAAATCTCGTTGGCGTGGCGGGCGGCGCGGGATTCTTCATCACGCGCTCAGACTGGAATCGCGCTCGGGAAGCCTGTCCTTCGGACGATCCCGCGGGGCACCTTGGCTTCACCGCTGCGATGGGGAATCCCGCTCTTCAGAAAACTGCGACCGTCACCGAGCGACAGAGGCCGTGGTACGGCGGGAACCCCCAGATGCCTTCGAGCTCCTCGTCGCTGACGCGCGCGCGAATGCGCGTCACGTCGTCGGGTGGGTAGCTGGCGACAGTCGTGCGCGCGCCGTCCCTCTCGACGTAGATGTGCATCTCCCCCGTCTCGGGGTCCCGCGCTTGGCGGCCCCACGGCAGCGCGGCCTTGATCTGCTCTGGGTCTTCGAGCGCGTCGATCGCATCGAAGCGATCGAGCGCCGTAGCCACCGAGAACGTCTTCCCGTTCAGGAATCGGCAGAGGGGCGTCGTGTGCGCGTCCATCACCGCGAGGATCTGGTATCGGTCTATCCCCGCCTCGGCGTAGGACGAGATCTGCGCGTAAGAGCGCCCCGTCGCCATGAACGCGCCCGCGACGACTTCCCAATAGAAGGGCGACTTGCCCTGGATGACTGAACGAGCCATCTCCGCGAGCTCGCCGGCGATCTCTTCTCGACCGAGCCCGCGTTCGAGGCCGCTCGCGACGACCTCGCGCGCGCGAGCGCTCATCCGGTCGGAGCGGCGCCCGAACTCGTCGCGGACGAAGTTGGTCTGCGTGCGAACGACGTGCTCGATGACGCGCCGATCCACTGCGTTGAAGTCGACGCCGATCGCGAGTCCCTGGCGCTCACGCGCCACCAGCCGGACATCCTGAACGAGGCCGACCGCCGCGCGGCCCAGCGTTTCCCGTAGCCGCGCCGGGATGCGCGCCGTGATGTCCCGAGCCGCTTTCGCCGCTCGATCGACGGCGCGCGCCTGTGCGCGCGGCGTGAGCGCACTCCAGTCGAGCGCGAGCTCGCCGGCTGCCGCGCGGAAGGCAGCCTCCGCGTCCGGAGCGGCCCGCTCCCGGAGAAGCCCGGCGAGGCGCGCGATGGCCCTCTCGAAGCCGCGGGCGGTGCCGACGCCCGCGGCCTTCTCGATTCGGAGGCCGTACCCGCGCTCGAGGAGCAGCCCCGCCGAGTCGAGCGCGCGGGCAACGAGCGCCAGATCAGTGGGCGCGAACGGGACGCACATCGGGCC